ATCTTGTCGCTGTGGGTGTTAAAGTTGGTACTGCCATTCATTTGTTCTCCTATTATAAGTAGTAATCATCATCTTCTTCTTCGTCAGCAATGATTTCCTTTTCATGTTTTATATTCTTTATTGCTGAACCGGGAACGGAACCGACCACATAATAAGCATTTGGACCATAGATATCATGGTCTTTCAACTCTGGGTCGTGGACTGCCTCGCCCGGGACATCGAACTCTATAAGGATATAAGGAGGTTCCGGGTTCCCAATTATATTTCCCTCTTCAAACATTGCTAGACGGGCAGTTTCAAAACTCTTAAAGAAATAAACCCTCTTCTCTCCAGCTTCTGTTCGCAAGCCGTCTATTGAATCCTCAGATCCTCTAATACCGTGTTCTTCAATTCCCTCACGGTTGTTTTCATTAGTTATGTGATAGCCAATGGCACCCACGCCTTCTTTCAGGAAGCGCCTCCAGTTCTCAAATAATTTTTGCATTAAATAATCCTCGTATCTATAAATAGATTTTCATAAAGAAAAAACCCCCCAAGAGTTTGGGGGGTGAAAAGGAGGATCAATTTTTCATTATTCTATTTTTTTTATCTTTCTAGGAGTACGAGAATTCCTTTTTCGTACTGGTCGTGGGTTGGACTTTGGTTTAGGTTTTTCTTTAACCTGCACCACCATTTCCTCGACCTCCTTAATCATTTCCTTAACAATTTCTGGAGTGAAGTTTGTATCAGTAGAAACATCAACTTTTTCCTCGGAAGGAACTTCCCTCTTAACTCTTTCTTTCATTACAGAGTTATCTGCAACAGGAGAAGGCTGAGATACTTGCGTATTCAACCTTTCAATCCTTTTTAAAACTTTTAAACGTTTAGCTTTACGACCCATCAATCACCTCTATGCAAACGTCGGGACAACACTACAGATAACCTGTCCGCTAGCGATCCAGTTTGTTCCGTCTGAAATACACTCGATAACAGATCCGGGATTGGTATCTGCTTCAAGAGTAATGTAAGTGTCGGTTAAGTCACTGAAAACGTCAGTGGTAGCTTCCCCGCTATCGACATGGGCGATAAGACCACCCAACATAACACCAGAGGGTACGAGAATCTTCCAACCAGCAGTATCCGCTTCGACAGATACCAAAAACTTAATATAAGCACCCGCTTTGGGCGAAGGCAAAGTGATGGTTCTCTGACTCGCTGGGTTGCCAGCCAAAAGATATACCTCGCCAGATTCTGCGGACGCAATCGTCTTATTTGCTGTCCCGTCGAGAGACTCCACTCGCATAAACGATGCGTTTCTCGATGCTCTTCCTACTTTAGCCATATTAATATCTCCTTTTAATACGTTTTCACACTTTGTGTATGATCACTAATAAATAGTCCATAAAAAACAAAAACCCCCAACCATTTCTGGAAGGGGGCTTAAATTAAATAGCTAGGCTACTTTAGGAACCGGATTCTCCAAGAAGTCCTCGGACAATAACCAGACCGTACATATCAGGACGTACCATCTTCTTACCGTAACGAGTCATGACTCCTTTGCGTGGGACAAAGTCTTCCACGCCGAAGATCGTAGGTGTGGTCTGCAATGGCACATAAGGCGCATATACATAACCAGACTCAAGGAAGGAACTTCCTTTACGACCAACAAGAACCACATTCCGTGGGAAATATGGATCAACCATAACATCCCATTTGCGACTCAAGGAACCAGTCTTAACGGCACCAATTGATCCTTTATCAGCATCAGCGGTGATATTAGCACGGAACCCAGAGGTGAACTCAAGGATATTAGCAACTTCAGGAGAACAAACAACAAAGTTGGCTCCACCACGAAGTGTCTTACGATGGATCTGTGCAGACACATCGTTAATGGTTTCGATCAAAGTCTCATACCATTCGGAAACCGTTCCAGTAAAGTCAGGAGCAGCAGAAGTAGCGCCGAGTTCAAGACCATTGGTACGGTTTACAAAAAGACCGGGAGAGCGCGACCAGTAATAAGTAGCAGCAGTTGCACCATTTACAAGGTCAGCCAAGATCTCACGATCGATTTCAAGAGCAATTTGCTCTGAAAGAATCGAGGTCAACTCAACTTCAGCATCCAAGTTGTGATAAGCATTCAAGTCTTGCCCTAGTTCAGGGGTCCACTTTGCTTTCAACTTCTTGGTTTGTGCTGTAATGGCCACTTGATCGACTTTGATATCAATCTCTGGGATATTAGAATTACCTTCCAACGGGTAGGTAAAGCCAGCAATAGCACCTTTAGCACCATCTCCACTGTCAATAGCATCTCGCTTTGGATGAAGGACAGTTAGGTTTACATCAGGTGTTTCGTCTGAAGCGATACCAGTAGTATCTACAGTTGTAGAATAATACATCTTAAGAATACCACTCTCCATTCGGGTCAGACGACGAACAGCTTTCAAGGTATCAGCGGTAACCGTAACGGCCCCAGCATCAACACCACCAAGAGCAGCAACCAAGTCTGTCCCACCAGCATTATCCACTTCAGCAAAAATAGCTGCAAAGTTGCGATCATCATAGAGCCCTGTGACAAGCTCCGTAACACCAGCGGCGTCAATGAGAACTTCCACAACATAAAGGGTTGTGTCAGCCATAAGATCAGCGTCAAACTGAATTTTCTTTGCATTTGCTTCAGAGCATCCAGCAATAGCAAAACCATTCATGTTGGCGTTTGCAGCGGTGACAGCGGTTGAACCAGTTGGAGATGCATATGCATAACCGACCGCTTCTCGAGGACCACCAAGTGTCTCTTTATAGGTTGCCCCAACAAGATTTACACCACCAGTGATTTCCGAACCCGTTTTGTCCGTACCATAAATTGATTTCTCAACTACGTTACCGAATCGATCCGATCCAGCGGCTGATTCTGTGCCATTAAGTGTTGGTGAAAACACGAAATCCATGAAAAAGATCAGACCAGAGGGTAAGCTCATGGGCTGAACACTAACGATATCGTTAGCAATAAGACCGGCGAATACTCGACGGACAATAGGGAATGCGACGGCGGCGAATCCTTGGACATCACCTCCGCTCATAGATGAACTCTCACGAAGTAGTTCTCGAGCTTGATTTTCTAAAAGACGTGCCATCGTAGCTTGCTTGTGTTGGGTTTCAAGTCCCTCAAGAAGACCAGTAGCGGTCCACTTGGCGAGAAGTGCTTTCCCTTCGGCAGCTTGGTTACGATTGACAATGCCTTCTGTCAAAGTTTCAATAATATTAGACATTTTAAATAACCTCCTTAAATGTGTATATTTAATTGATTCCAGCAAGTTTTTGCATACGGCTAGCGAAATCATTCGCTGGTTGTTGCTGTGCTTGCTTTCTTCGGGGTAAGATGGCCGAGAGATTAGACCTTCTATTTACTGACTCACTCAATGATTTTGGGGCTTTTTTGATTTCGCCTCCCACTGTAGTTCTAAGAGTCTCATAGAGGGATTTGGCCTCTTGGGCCGTCTTGGAGTGGGCAATGGCTTCAACAATTTTAATTTTTTGTCGCTCATTCAAGGAGGCATCACCTAAAGTTTTGTTACTATATACTAATTTAGCATTAGAGAGAGTTGATTCTTCCAACTTTCCGTTTAACACCAAAACAGCATTAGCAAATTGTTTGTTTTCGTTTTGTAATTCTTTAATTCTTTTGTTAAGAACTTCGTTCTCTTGTTTCCACTTGGTTGATTCCATGCGGGCTAACTCAAGCTCTTGATCATATCCACGGATTCCAGCAGCGGTAGTATTATATCCATGCTTTACTTCACCTGTGTCGACAACAAGTTCTTCTTCTAAGACTTCGCTGTTCATTTCGTCAAGTAGACCCATCAACTCTTGAAGTTGAAGATCTTCTAACCCACCTTCGTCGCCACCAAGGTCTGGTTCTTCTCCGCTAAGACCGAGATCATCTATGATTTCAGTAGGGGCTTCTGGTTCTTCGCCAGCGGAGGTGGGATCTTCTTGTGCTTTGGCTTTTAAATCCTCTAAATCAATTTGAAAATCTTCCGGGTCGAATTCGAATTCAAAAGACATTTCAACTTCTTGCTCATCGTCAGCTTGTGGTTGTGCAGCATAAGGGATCTTTAGATCGTTTACGGCACCAGCTACTGCTCCTTCTGCGTCTCCTGACTCATTCAGTAAAGATTCAACAGCGTTCTTGATCTCCGGTGCATATTTTTCAATAACGGCTTGTTCGGCATTTTTTAGAGCGGCCTCGCGCAAAGCTTGTGCATCCACGATAGCTTGTTCCAACATACTTGACATTCAGTGTACTCCTAGGAAATATATCTTATCGATAATAAATAGTGGTCTTTAGAAGAAAACGCCACTATTATAGAAAAAGCTTCTAGCTTAAATCAAGGCTTGACTCTAGAAGCAATCATCCACCCGTTAATTCCATCGCATATCAGTGTTATGGCTTCTTTATTATGGCTAACCACATATGTTGTGGAACCATCAATAGTATCATTCCCGTAGCCGTCAAGTGTTATGTTGTTGGTTCCTGCATTTCCATTGATATCCTTAAATATAATTATTTGCCCAGAATTATTTGTTTTGTCCGGCAGAGTTAAGGTTATGGCTCCATCCTGTACACAGCGCAATACGTAATCAGTAGTTAGAATATTTCCTGTGGTGCTAACATCCCGGACTTTTACATAAACTCCGTCTTTGGCAGTAAGAGGCCCACTAATTTTGGCACCTTCAGTCGTTGTGATTTCTTTAAATACCTTAGAAACCCATGTACCATATATTTTTTGTCCGAGTCCCGAAGGTTCCGGCCATGGTCCGCTAGTTGCGCTTGATGCCCCCTGCTCCCATGACTGACCGGTTGAAGTTATAAACGTCGGGTCTGTAACACCTGTATCTGCGAGGCCTGTCCCGCATATCTGCGATACGAACAAGCGCTGATCTTTAATCACAGATCTAAACCACAATTGAACTGTTCCAGTTAAGGCGGTATTATCCATAGTCATAAAAATGCTGTCTGCTGGGTCCCATGTTGTGTCTGTGGTATAAGCAAGATCGGTAGATGTGATCGCTTCCACATACAATTTGGTTCCGGCTGTTCGATAGTATGGGGACGCTGTATCTGCGGTGTATTTGACGGAAACTATAAAACTCCCGTCTATAGATCTATTATCTCCAGACCCTTGACCACAGAGCGTAATAACGAAAATAGACGATATGGTGTCGTATACATCGCCGACTGCGGCTGTTTCGGCAAACTTGATCCACCGATTATAATAATTCCCACAAGAATTCCCAATGTCTACTCCTCGCGAATGTACCACTCCTTTAGTGAATTTCAAATATCCATCGTCTTCAATCGTTATTGCCTCATCTCCGTCTGTATATCCAATCGCTGTCCCTTTGATTGGAACATTAAAAAGAGCCCCATCATTAGAAACCACTACCCTTTCCGTTCCGCCTGTCTCCAGTTTTATAGTATCTGGTTCAAAATCTATGCCGGTATCGGCATCATCCTCAAATGTAATATCTCCGAGACCTCTTGTCCCCTTTGAAAATTTATAAGCCATAAAATTACCTCTCGTTATAAATAGAAAAAAACCCGGGCAAAAGCCCGGGCATTGAAAAAGAATTTTTCTAACTTTGGATCAAAAGAGTCTCCAAAGGTTGGTAGCAACATATACCAGAGAAACAGCAGCAAATGGTGATTCCATATCGATACTTTGTACGCCGTCAATCAGGTTGCTCGCCCCAGAACGAGAAACTCTAGCTTTACGATCAGCGGAACAGTCGCTCGGCGCCTTAACATATACAATTGTACCTACATCAGGGCTGGACGGGAGATTGAATACAAAGGTGGCGTCGGAGCCGAAATCAGCTATATAATTGAAACCAGCTT